TGGTCTTTTCGTCTTAACGCGGGTTCTTACCGCCTTGCCCGCCCTACTATGCGGTATACGTTACCGTGACATTCTCGCATAAGAACGTTTCACTTATAGGTGTACTAATCCTCTTCGATATGCTGTTTTCAAAGGGCTTGTACATATAATTTATAATTTTTAGCATTTTATTTAGTCCCCCAAAAAGTTCGCGTTTTGTTCGCTATTTTTAGATGATTCCAAGTGCTGTAGCAATCAATTTAATCGCACTTTGCTTCTTCTCATAGAAATATGTCTTCTTGAGCAGTAGATCATGATAAACATCTGAATCCTTTACTCTCTCATTAGTCAGGAACTTACGCTCAACGATATTCCGCTCATCTTCATCTAATAAATTGTGAAGTGCTTTCTCTACCTGCTGTACCTTCCATTTACTCGTATTCCTTGAATCACGTAACTCAGGGAATAAACTGATTCCTTCTTGCTCCACATCATTACTAAATCGCATCTTGAGTGCTCTGTATTCCTTTAATACGCTTACTACTTCCTTTTGTACTTTCTTATCATCTACAGCCGGTAATAATGTTAATTGTCTCTCCATGAAGGAATCCCCCTATTTCTGAATTTGTCTTTTTAACATCACGTAAGGTACGTGAAATTTTACTATCTCTTTATTGAATAAGGGAAACATGCTTAGTAAAGTAGCCCCCACCAATCTACTCTGCATGGTTCCGTTATCCATTAAATCCAATCGATATAACTAAATTGAGCTGGTCTAGAAAAATACACATCTATAACTCTATCGTTACCTTCAATGCGATCCCAAACGTAAATCTTTGTCTTTGTCATCCATTCAGCTCCTTTACAGTTACTTCAACGCGCGGCTTCTCTGAATACCATTTACTTACCTTTAAATCCACTACCTGGCTGTCATCATTCCATATGACTTTGTTTAGCGCATCCTTCACACCTTTCACATAATTATCAACGTCAGGTTTTGTTGTAGGTCTTAGTAACCCTTCTTCTGCTGCTAATGCTTTCTTTTTAGAGAAGGATTTGAGAGAAGGCTTGTACACCTTCACCTCAAGTTGTAATGGTCCTACTAATAATTTTTCCGGTGCATACTGCGAAGCTACTAATCCAACGTATCGTTTAAAGTCACGCGATTTATTCGGATCATACATTTTAACTTCAACCTTACCATTCGCTTTCTTTCTTGCTGATGCTCTAGGACGCCCTTGCGCCACTGCTTCTCCTAATACTGTGAATTTAATCATTTATTCTATTAGCCTCACTTTCTATTAAAAGGATTATTTTGTTCAAATTTATCTTGTGGCACCATCTAGAAAGAAAAGCGCTGAAATAAAACAAGATGCTATTAGTAACCCTAGCGCTGGCTCATATCCGAAAAACATCATAATTCCGGTAATAGACCAGTAAATGCAGGCTAACCATTGTACTACTTTCATTTTCTTCTACCCCCCTGAATAAAACTCAATATTCCGTCAATACTGTAGACAACCCATTTCTATTACCTGAGCAGTTAGCTTTTGCTAGCTGCTCTTTGTTTTTCTTCCTGTCTCTTTAAAAATACTTTCGCTTTCTTAATAGCCTCTGCTCTTGTTTGACCTTCAGCTATGCCTTTTAATCCATCGTCATCCTTAATGCACAACATCTTCTTCTTGCCATTATCCATAACAACCTCAACATGCGAATAATAAGCACTGTGTAATGTATCGTCTTCAAGAAGAAAACTCATAAATTCGGCACCGACTTTACCTGTAAACTCTTTAACCTTCCTCATATCCATTCCCCTTTTCTACAAAATGAAATTTTTATACTAATCTTCTATCAGGTTATTAACTAATGAACGTAATTTCTTAACTTCCTTCTTTAGGGCACGTTTTTCATCATCAAGTTTTTCAATCTCATCCTGATAAAAATAATAAGGTTGATTACCGCACCAGATTTTATACTCATCATTATCAGGATCATAATTTACTGATAAGCATGAAGGTGGTTCTAACGACTGCACCACTTTTATCATTTCATCCCATGTTTTTGCTGTTGTGTACATTGACAAGCATCATCCCTCCTTTCTTTTTACAAAATGAAATTTTGTTTAGTTTTCTAACAACTCAGGGTTTTCGAAGACATTACCAAGTACTTTCATATCATTACTTCTCTCTTTATTAGCAAACATAAAGACCAAATATAATGGGAATTTGCTAGATTTAACACCTATTGGTTTGGCCATAAAAGCGCCATTATTAAAAATAACCTCGTATCGTTTAATAACTTGTCCCTCATGTTCATTATCAAAATAGTTTTCTTCGAATATGTCACCTTCATAAATATCTGTATCATCCTTGTCTTTCAGGCCTGTTTGCTGAACAATTTTCGCATCAATCTCATAAGCATAACCATTTTCATCAACATAACCATTTAACGTGAAGAACAATCCATCTTTGCTACTATACTGCGGAGTAACTTGTTCCTCTTCTGATCCGATTTCTAAGAACTTCTTTTGTTCCTTGTCCCATACACGTACTTTAGTTGTCTTCATATCCATTCTCCTTTTCTAATAAAATAGCGTTTTTGTTTAGTTTTCACTTACCTTATCCGCAATCATCATTACAAAATTAGCAACATCTGAGCATTCTTTAATAATTTTTTCCTTATTACCACCTAAATCTCTATGGACATTAAGTTCATGTAATAACTCCAGACATTCTTCTTTTGCCCTATTGAGAAGCCAATAGCAGTCACAGTCTTTCCAACCGCCTTTATGGTCGTTTTCCTGTAATTTGCTTTCCATCTGTTCAGCAAACCATTTAACTTCCGCTCTCATGTTTCCCCCTCACTTTCTCTCAAATAACGATTTTGTTTTATTTTTGTACGCTCATTTCTTTTTCTTCTTTAACACGTCTTTTATTACACCAATAGCAAAGATTTGGGCCTGGATGACTCATTGATGGTCTATATAAAGTTTTGACTGGCTTGCTACACTTCGGACATTCTTGTTTATCGTATTTCACGATTTCGTTCCCCTCTCAAATAAAGATTTTGTATTACTTAATGAGTTACATCACTGATATCAGCAGTTATCCAATCAGTATCAACATCTTCAATTGGTGGCATTTCTCCCAAACGATCAAATGCTATCTTTTTATTTTTTGCAAGTAATTCATCTAAATTACTTTGTCGCTCAAGGATTCGTCTTAACCCTTCACCAGCTTTTGCTAAAAACTTCATTGTATCTTCCTTAGTACTTGTTGCCATCCAAATCCTCATATCAATCGGAATAGTTATAGCATGTACACCAGATGTTACTTCAGAAATATTAATAGACTTACTTAATGGAATAGCGCAAAAACGATATTGCCCCACTTTAATTTCATGACCAACTGCAGGTACCCATTCATCAAATGCTAGATAAAAACGTTGAGCTTGCTCATTCACTTTAATTTCCATTCCGTTTTCCTCCAAAATAAGAATTTTGTTTAGTATTCTGTTGAAGCAATGATACATGGATTTGTAATATTATCTCGCTTTATTACCCATTCGAATGACCTTAAAACACACGTTTCTCCACCTCTATGAATTACTGGCTCAATTGTGGCTACTCGTTGTTCTTCGTCCGGCAGTTCATCAATGCTGATATGCATTTTGTCTTGCAAACTAACTTCCCCAACAAAATCTTCTTCAATTTCCTCCCGATCTATGAATTCCTCATAAAAGTTTTTCGCTTCTTCTTCGTTCTTTGCAGCTACCCAATCATAATCATTCATTTTAAAAACTTTCATCATATCTATTTCCCTCCAAAATAACTATTTTGTTTAAAAATGATTTATTAATTCCAACTGAACATTACTTAGTAATCTATCAGATATCTCGATATAACCAGGATTTAATTCAATACCAATAAAATTCCTATTATGCTTTGCAGCGACACGACCAACTGTTCCTGAACCGAAGAACGGATCCATAACAATTCCTTCAGCTGGTGCCCCAGCTAATATGCACGGTTCAATTAACGCTTCCGGAAATGTAGCGAAATGCGCTTCCTTCAATGGTTTTGTTGATACTGTCCAAACCGACCTTTTATTTCTTTTATCCCGAATCGCTCTAAATGCTTCATGGCCATATTTACCGTTAAAAGAACCTTTCTCTTTGTTTGCTCTTTTCGCTCTTTGTGGTGGACCAAATGCACCTTCCGAACCTCGAACGTCTTGTTGGCCATAAACTGCTGGCTCCTTAATACTTTCATGATCGTAATAGTATTTAGGCGACTTACTTAACAAGAAAATGTATTCATGCGACTTAGTAGGTCTATCCCTTACACTCTCTGGCATTGCATTTGGCTTGTTCCAAACAATATCTTGTCTTAAATACCAACCATCTTGCTGTAATGCGAAAGCTACTCGCCAAGGTAAACCAATCAGATCCTTTGGTTTTAATCCATCTACTGATTTTGTGATTGAAACAATTCCGGTAACTTGGCCAACACTTTGGAAATGATTGTTACCTGGATTCCCTTTTCCATCCGCATTTCTTCCACGTCCACTTCCAGCATATGCATCACCAAGATTTAGCCAAAGTGTTCCGTCATCCCTTAGTACACGCTTTACTTCTCTAAATACAGATACAAGATTCGATACATACTCTTCTACCGTTTCCTCTAATCCAATCTGGCCATCTACCCCGTAATCACGTAATCCCCAATATGGAGGACTCGTGACCACGGTACTCACAAAATTATCCGGAAAAGTTTTTAGTACATCTAAACAATGTCCTGGATAAACTTTATTTAGCTCCATTCCTATCCTCCCCTTTTCTATTAAAATAACGCTTTTGTTTAGTTTTCTTCCTCTACAGGTTGCATTGCTTCTAATTGAACTGACATAACTACATAATGTTGTTCATTACACTTTTTACAAAAACCATGATAATGTTCATCATTAACGTTCCCTTTTGCACGTACCTCTGTGCGGTTAAAAGAATCGCAATGTTTGCAATACCACTTCACTATTATTGTTTCAATCATTTAAATCTCTCCTTTTCTTAATAAAATTCAAATTTTGTCTTACTTTACTCCCGTTGATCCAAACCCACCAACGCCGCGCTCACTATCTGAAAGCTCGTCCACTTCAACAAAGTTTGCTGTTTCTACTGGCGCTATGACGCCTTGTGCAATCCTGTCGCCCTTTTTGATTTCAATAACTTCATATTTCACTGGCTTTGTAATGCTAAAATCGTTATCTCCTGCTAAAATACCTGCATTAAACCTCGGCATGGATGCGTATTCAACCATTGAGATGTTATCTGCAATCACTCCAACTTCTCCCCTATATCCACTATCAATAGTTCCTAAAACTACTCGAAACTTTGTTTTTCGTGACATTCCGCTACGTGGTCTTATCTGCATTTCATATCCTGGCGGCAATTCAAATGCCAATCCAGTTGGGATTACTTTTGTTTCTCCTGGTTCGATAATAATGTCCTCCGCTGCTACTAAATCGAATCCCGCATCTCCTGGTTTCGCATACTTCGGTAATTCCACATCTTTCAATCGTTTAATTTTCACTCGTAAATTCACTTCGTTTCGCTCCTTATAAGTAACTTTTCAATTTCTCTTTCTGTTTCTTCAACACTTCCAATGAAAGCTTCGTCTTCCGTTTCTCGTTATCCAATCCAACTAAGTGATATTCCATTTTGCGAATCTCATCCTCTACTACCTCAAGTTCGCTTTGCACCTGCATTGCGGTTTCTTTTTTCATCACTTACCTCCCTTTGCTTCGCTAATTAACTTAGTGATTTCATAAACCCCATTCTCCTTTGCTTTCATTACTTTTCACCTTCTTTCTTATCAATCTCAATCATTTCATTACGTACCTCTTGCAGAAAATCTATATACTGTCCAAGTTCTTTCTGGTCCATTGTAGATATTTCATCGTCACTTACACATTCAGTGATATCAACCAAGCACAGAGACTCCATGTTTTCTCCACGTGATATCATATTAGATTTTGTTACAGCAATCGCTCCGAATCCGTATTCAAACGTTTTGTTCATGTTCCCCATCCCTTTCCAATAGCCCCGCCAGTTCCTCGCAACTTCCTTCAAACAAGTCGCGACCATCGGGTAGCTTGTATATGTGGTTATCGATTAATTTGTTGATTAAAACGTCTTGCCTATCCATGTTGCCTCCTAGCTTATATGCTGTACTTCTCTACGATTCATTACTGGCTTTGTAGCCGCTTCATAAGAATTCATTCCTCTTTTAACCCTTTGGTAAAAAGTAACGTCCTTAATACCGTTCTTTCTTGCTAATTCCAGGTGCGCTGCATACCCTTTCGGTTTCGTCGCCGCTTCATATGGATCCATCCCATTTTTAATTCTTTTGAATAGTGTCGGCTTGCTAATGCCGTTCCGTTCAGCGAGAGTTATCATCCCAGCGTTGATTCCGCCTTTACGCTTTCTGATTGGTACCGTTATAGCGCGTTCTATCTCCCATCCGTATTCATTAACTCGTTGATATACATTGGATTTGCTAATGCCATTCTTAGCCGCCTTCTCATAATCTTCATCAGTAATAACAGGCCCGTAATACCTCACAATACTTCCTCCTTATCCTTCACAGAACAACGTCTTCCTGTATTAATTACTGGCGTTGTCGCCGCTCTTTCCATGTCCCATTTTTGAGTACGGATTCGTGAAATGAACGTATGGTATCCAATGCCATTTCCCTTTGCAATATTTAGCCATGTCTTCTCTATTTTTCCTTTTGGTCTTGTCGGTTTCGTCGCCGCATCTTTGTATGCCCAACCTAGTTGCAATCTTCTGTAGAAAGTTCTAATATTTATTCCGTTTTCTAACGCCGTTTTTAGCCATGTCCCGTGTTTTCTTTCGTATTCGTGCCTTAATGTTCCAATAGGCGCTGTTATTGCTTCTTCTACATCCCAATCAAAGTCATAAATCCGACTTTGTAGCCTTTTCCTGTTTATCCCGTTAGCTGCTGCCCTTGCATATTCTTCATCAGTTAACCAACGATTTAAAGCCATTTTCTCCCTCCTTAGATAATTTCTTTTAATTCCCCGTTTTCATCGTAGCGATTCCCTTGCTTTCCTGGTGGCTTCGTAGCTGCTAAATGATATGACCAACCTCTTTTTAATCGGCTATAGAATGTAAAACGTGAGATCCCGTTCTGCTCTGCTACACACATCCAGTCTCCGTGTTTTCTATCAAAGTCCATTTTCTTTGTGCCAACTGGTTGTGTTGTCGCTCTTTCGATATCCCAGTCATAACGGTATATCCGTTCTTGCAACCTTCTTCTGTTAATCCCATTTAATTCAGCTTTTTTATAATGCTCGTCCAAGATAAAGAAGTTCATTGTCACGTCCTCCTACTTACGGTTAGTTCCGGTTAGTTTAGTAGCTGCATCCTCTAATTCCCATCCCTTTCGCATCCTTGCATAAAATACATTCAAACTAATTCCATTCTGTAATGCAATTTTGTGGAATCCCTTGTACTTACCTAACCATTGAGTAGCTATAGGCGTTGTTATGGCACGCTCTATTGTCCATCCATAATGTTTCACACGTTGGTATACGTTTTCCTTACTGATTCCATTTTTCTCTGCGATTTCATAATGTTCATACATGATCACCTCATCATAAGCCGTTGACATTTTCATTCCCCTTTCTTAATCCAAATCCATAATCTCCGCTAAGGTCCTTTTGCTTACTACCGTTTTTATGATTTGAATCCTTCCGTGCTTTGCTACGGCATCGTTCTTTGCATCTTCTTCGCTTTTTACTTCAAACCAATCTATTTTTTGCTTCTCGTCCTGATCATAGAAGTGAACTTCAAACGTAGGTGTTATAGCGTTATGACTATTGTTATGCAGGAACTTCTCTGAAGTACTAGTTGCTGTATAATCAAAAGTTCCTATGACATCTTCAAACGAAAGTTGACCGCTCCTCATGCCACAACGCCTTTTTTCTCTTCCTGCTGCATACGATGTATTTTCATTAACCTCGCTATAACGGCATGACGCTTTCTATCCACTTCTTCAGGCGTTTGATTCGCCGCCTCGCAAACACATGGCCCAAATTGATACATTCCCATTCCTATATCGTTTTGAATCACTCCAGTACCGTTACACGCGCACATAATCGTCATCCTTTCTGATTACAACTTCGATTCCATGATCTGATATTTGAGCTACTGCAAAAGCCATATTGTTATGACCAGCAATGTTTAAACGTAATTTATTGAAGATGTATAGTAATTCTTTGTCAGAAAATTCAATCTTTTTGTCTGTTGGCTGTCGCAATAACTGTCCTTCCATTTTTTCTAACACATCAATTTCAACACTGATTTTTTCTTCCTCAATTAACTGGTGTACTTCCCTTATACTCTTACGGTACCCATAACGTTTTCCTACCGCTTTGATTAAGTCGAA